AAGTGGTGTATCAGCTTCTGCTTGTTGTATAACAGCAGTATTAATTTCTAATTCTTTAGTAAATGTACTCAACAAGTCTCTTAACGTTCCGTCTTCTGGTACATCTTCATTTGCTGAATTATTTAAAATATCTTTATATTCTTGACCATCTACTATTTGTTTCAATTTTAATCGATATAAATGTGGATACCAAGTTGGACTAAACCCTTCTACAGCTCTAGTAACTTCTTCTACTACATAAAATTTTTTAATTGCAGTACTAAATTCATTTAAACCGTACTCATCTCTGAGATGCGGTAATTCAATTACATCACCTGCAATGATTTTTCTTCCTAAAATTTTGATAGAACTTGTAATATGTACAGTCATGATAATCGTATCGTTTGATAAAAACAAACCAAACTGTGATAAATTGTAATCAATATCTTGTAAAGTATACACACCTCGCAAGACATAGATATCATCGTCATATTTCCTATCACGATTTTCTAAAAATAGCAAATCTTGTATATTTGTTTCAGCAACAGCGTTATAATTAGGTGTAGTAGGAGTTGAATCTTCTTCAGATGTATTTTTAGGTCCTAAATATTTGTGAACAAAAATATCTGTACCTCCTACAGTGAACATTTCAAATATTCTGTTGTCTATAAATTTGTAATCTTGTCCTTTTTCAGGTTTATATAATGATAATCTTGGCATGTATATATTTATCGTCAGATAAATATAATAGGAGAATTGTAAAAATGGAAAAAAATAGCTTAAAAAAACAAGAAATATTTGATTACGTTCACACAATGTTAGGCGGAGGAATGGTAGATGTAGAACTAGATCCTATTCATTATGAAACTGGACTATCAAAGGCTTTGAGCAGATTTAGACAAAGATCAGAAAATAGTGTCGAAGAAAGTTATATTTTTATGGAAACTATCGAAGATGTAAACGAATATTTTTTGTCTAAAGAAGTGATAGAAGTAAGGAAAATCTTTAGAAGAAGTATTGGTTCTAGATCAGGTGGAGGTGACGGTGGTAGTATATTCGAACCATTTAATCTAGCATACACTAACACTTACTTACTTGCAAGTTCTAATATGGGTGGATTAGCTACCTACGATCTATTCAGCCAGTATCAAGAATTAGTAGGAAGAATGTTTGGTAGTTTTATAGAATTTAAATGGAATAGAACTACCCATAAACTTACAATTCTACAAAGACCTAGAACCAAAGAAACACTACTGCTAATGTGTTATAACCATCGACCAGATGATCAGATTTTAGATGATTATTTAGCCGTACAATGGGTTAAAGATTATACCCTTGCAGCATGTAAACATATGTTAGGCGAAGCTCGATCTAAATTTGGAACAATTGCAGGGCCACAAGGTGGCGGACAACTAAATGGAGATGCATTAAAGACAGAAGCACAAGCAGAAATGGAAAAATTAGAAACTGAAGTTGCAACAGCAGTACCAGGTGGAACCGGATACTCATTTATCATAGGTTAAATTAAAAATCTGGAGTTAGATCTCCTTGTTTCCATTTAATACCTTCTTTACACATTATACGTTGACAATTCGCACATATAGTTTTTAGATTTTTAAAACTATTATTTTGTAAATTTCCATCTACATGATATACGTTAAATTGTTCGTCATGTTTACTTTCAAAACTACATTTGTCACAACGAAGTTTCTTTTCATATCCAGAAACCTTCCACAATGGAATCCCCTTAGCAATACCATTTGAACCTAAACATATTTCACATTTTTTTCTGTAATAAATTTTATTATTTTTTTTATAATTTATTGCAGCAGGCCTAAACCCGCAAATACACATTGGACGCATAATTTTATTTACCTTTTTATCCCCTTTCATAGTATAGCGCAAATTGGTATTTTTACCAAAAAATGGTAAATACTGTAGAAGATTATTAATAGGAGAATTTAAAATGGCTTTAGTATCACCAGGTGTCCAGGTTACGGTTGTAGATGAAAGTTTCTATACCCCGGCGTCTCCGGGCACTTTACCTATGATTTTTGTTGCCTCTCGTGCAAATAAATTGAACGGCGCTGGCACTGGAACAGCACCAGGAACACTTGCTGAAAATATAGGAACCCCTTATTTAATTACTTCGCAACGGGATTTAGTTGATACATTTGGAGATCCAATTTTCCAAATTGATAATAACAATAATCCTATACATGGAAGTGAATTAAATGAATATGGACTACAAGCAGCATATTCATATTTAGGTATAGCAAATCAAGCTTTTGTAGTCAGAGCAGGTATTGATTTAGGACAGTTAGAAGCAACCGCAACAGCTCCTGCAGATTCACCACCTGATGGAACTTATTGGTTTGATACTGCAAATACATTATGGGGCATTCAAGAATGGAATGGCGCAAGCGTTCTTAATGGAGGACAAAATTTCACAAACAAAGTACCTACAGTTATAACTGATACAACAGAATTAAATGATGCAGGTAGTTTAGTAGCAAATGGATTCGAAGGACCAGCACCCTCGCCGTCAGTTGGAGCTATTGGAGAATATGCAGTAGTTGCAACTACTACATTAAATAGAATTTATTATAGAAATAATGCAGGAACATGGGTTTTAGTAGGTAGCGATGCATGGACAAAGAGTTGGCCAACAATTACTGCGGCAAATCCTAACCCTACCTTTCAAGCAGGCGGAGCTATTTTAATTAATGGCACATCAGTTTCTATTGCAGGGTCTGATACGGTAAATGATGTTGCATTAACCATCAACACATTAGCAATACCTGGCGTTTCAGCAGCAGTTGTAGCCAGTAAATTAGAATTGTACAGTGATGGCACAAGCAGTGCAGCAGAAGATAGTACACAAAGTGGAGAAATTTTTATTGGTGGTGACACAACTAGATTAGAAGAGTTAGGCATTACTGCTGGAACATATTACTCTCCTTTACTACAAATTTCGAAGCATACTCAAGTTCCTGAATTTAAAACAACAGATGTAGTGCCTAGACCAACTGGTTCAGTTTGGGTTAAAACCACCACACCTAATTTAGGTGCAAAATACAATGTTAAAAAATGGAATAATGCATTACAAACATGGCAAGCTGTTGCTTTAGATGTTTATTTGTCTAATACAGATGCTTTGTATCAAATGGATAGAACCGGTGGAGGATTAAATTTATTAGCAGGTGATTTGTATGTACATGCAAATGTTGCTGAAGATACAGTTCCATTAGCTACATTTAAGCTTATGAGACGGACTGGATTAGCCCCAACAACTATTTCTACAAGTACAATAACTGGATTAGGTACTGGCCAGTTTTCATTTACACTTAGAGCCAGTCAGCCTGGCGAAATTGGAATTGGAGATGAATATACCATTACAAGTACATTTACTAATTCGTCGTCAGATAGCTTAGTATTAGCTGGTTCAGTAAACAATGCAGGTATACCGAATGTAACTGCAAAAGTAGTTACTGGAAACAAAGTTGTATTTCAACATGAAAAAGGTGGGGAAATAAGATTTTCAGACATAGGTGGATCTCCAGCATTTTTAGCAACAATGGGATTATCTGCAAATACTACCCAAAATTTAAATTATACCCCAGGTACAGATGGAGACACAACTCCTTTAAGCCTTCAAGGAAGTTTATGGGCAGTTTTAACATATACAGCAAGTGATACTGAAGTTACAGCATTAACAGCAAATGATTCGTTATGGTACAACAGTATTGTAGATGAGCCAGACATCTTAGTCCATAATGGAAAAGAATTTGTTGGTTATTTGTATCCAGGGCAAGGAGGTCAATCAGTTACTCCAAGTCCGTATTACAATGCTGATGCCGATTTACAAACAGATCCAAATGGACCAATAGTAGGTGCAACTGTACCAGTTAAACAAAGTGATGGAACAGAATTAAGAAGTGGCGATCTATGGATTGATACGTCAGATATTGAAAATTATCCAAAACTTTACAAATTTAACGAATTGCGACAGGATTTGCCTGTTGAGGCAAGATGGTTTTTAGTTGATACCGGAGATCAAACTACCGAAGATGGTATATTATTTGCTGATGCTAGATATAATACTGCAGGTAGTAATAGTGATAAACCAGGCGATATTAGTGATTTACTTTATAGTGACTATGTAGATGTAGATTCACCTGATCCTGCATTGTATCCTAAAGGTATGTTGTTATTTAACTTACGCAGAAGTGGATTTAATGTTAAAAAATATCAAAGAAATTACGTTGACACTGCAAAAAGAAATATACGTTACAATGATCAATCTATGGAGTCTTATGCACGAGACAGATGGGTAACTGAATCAGGAAATCAACCAGACGGTTCAGGATCATTTGGTAGAAAAGCTCAAAGAAAAGTTATTATTCAAAGTATGCAAGCATTAATTAATGCTAATCAAGATATTAGAGACAACGAAACTAGATTATTTAATTTAATGGCTTGTCCTGGTTATTCTGAATGTATTGGCGAAATGGTTTCATTAAATTATGATAGAGGATTAACAGCATTTATTGTTGGTGACTCTCCATTTAGATTAGAACCAAATGGTACTATTTTAAATAATTGGGCGTCAAACGCTAATTTAGCATTAGAAGACAATGAAGTAGGCTTAACAACAACAGATCCTTATTCTGCAATATTTTATCCAAGTGGTTACACAAGCGATAATTTTGGAAATAATGTAGTTGTTCCTGCAAGCCATATGATGCTAAGAACTATGGCTTTAAGTGATCAAGTAGCTTATCCTTGGTTTGCTCCGGCTGGCACAAGAAGAGGTAATATAACAAATGCATCTGCTACAGGATATATTACATCAGAAGGAGAATTTAAAAGTGTATCTTTGAATGAAGGTTTA